AGTGCAGTCCAAAACTCTTTGGCTTTTTCAGGAGGTTGCACAAACGCAAACTCATCACAGTAAATTAATGAAAGTGATTTACCACGTCCAGAATCTTCTGTAGTAGTTGTTGCTTGTATTCTACTTCCGTTATCGTATTCAATTGTGTTTCTGTTGTATGTGTATATTCCAGCACGAATAAAGTCAGGTAAATTTTCGTACCCAAATCTATATCTGTTCATAATATCTTGCGCACCTGTGTACTTGTGTGCAGCAATAAGGACTTGTGCCTCAGGAACAAACTGTGTATACCATAATAGATAACCAGATGCACATGTTGTTTTACCCATCTGTCTAGGTAACATAGCAACACAATATCTGTTTTCAGCGTATGCTTGAATTAGTTCTCTTTGAAATCCGTAAGGTTCAAACTTTAACGATCCTCTAACAGGATGTTGAATCTTAAGAAAGTTTTCGCAAAAATATAATGGACCTGTAATAGGATCCATACATGCTTCTAGATGCTTTACTTCTTCTATTGTGTATTTTACATTTTGGTGCGCTTTCTTAATTTGCACACCGTCAAGTGATTTTGCCATACTATTATTTACCCAAAAAAATAGCACCCGGAGGTGCTATTGATTTTAGTAGTAGGAGTCTTATGCTAATTCAAGTGTAGGTTTTACTGTACAAGTTACGCCAGTAAAGTCAATTTGTGCTGGTGTAGCACCTGATAAGTCAGTTAGTGCAATAATTTCATCTTCAATTTGTTCTACGATTGTTTCTGCACCTGCACCATCATAGTCCAACGAATCATTTGGCTGTTCAATAAAAACAGCAAATTTTTGGTTTGAACCGTATGCTGCACCACGAATAACAACAGTTGCATATTTTTCAATAATACGCATAATGCTTTCAATTGCTTCGCCGCTTTCTGTTTGTTGGTGTATTGCTGCCCCACATGCGACTTCAAAACATGTTAGTGCTTTGTTACCGTTGTAATGAGTTGCTGTCATGTCTGTATAATATTTTCTGTTTGCAGCAACTAGAATTGCACTTCCGCCGCCGATTGTAGATTGAGTTAAATCTGCCATTATTTTGCTCCCTTAGCTTCTGCTAAACGTTGTGCTAGTTCAGCTTTGATTTGCGCTCTTAAATCCTCGCCTTCTTTAACTTTACGCATTGGATTATCACCATCGGATACTTTAGCATGTGTATCTTTAGGACGGTTCATTCCGCCTGCTAATTTGTTTTGCATATAGTCAATGTCTCTGTGGTCTTCGTCAGGCTCATTAGCATATGCTTCTTCTTTTTCATCTTCATCTTCATCTTCTGAATCTGTTTCTTTATCGTGATCGTCCATGTCGTGATCACCATCGTCATCTTTGTCTAGACCTTTGATAACATCGTGATCTGCATCATGGTCATCTTTGTCCATATCTATGTCTATTTCACCACCTGGCATGTCATCATTATCATCGTCAAAGTCTGGAAGCAATTTGTTAATTGGCTTAGGCATAGGCATTGCATCCATATCACCGTCGCCATCTATGTCCATGTGTGGAATAGGCATTGGCATTGGCGGTTTTGGTTGGTTGATCATATCTGGATTAACTTTAGTCATAAGTTTTAAGATATCTTCAATAGCATCACCTTCAGCACTAATATTAACATTCATACGTGCTTTGTCTTTTGGTTCCGGTGTTGGCATTGACATTGGCGTTGCTTGTGGCATAACTGGCATTTCAGTTACCGGCGTGTCAAGTTCACGCATTCTCTGCATAAGTTGATTAAAATCCATTAGTTACTCCCTACCGGACTTTTTATGCCCGCTTTGTCTGTTTTAATTTTAGGCACGTCAGCAAATACATCTGCTTTAAGTTTATCGTGTCCTAATTCTTTTTTACGTGCTTTAGCTGTTTTAGCTAAATCCTTTAGGAATGATTTATTAAAATCATCTCCAAAATAATCTTTATTTTTAATTTTGCCTGCTTCTTTGTATTCGTTATCATGTAACAATGCGCCTGTTTTAGGATCACTGTTAATTTGATACTCTTCCGAAGGACTTGCACTGTTTCTTACTTTGCAAACTTCCGGACTACATCCCATCTCAGTTAATTCTTTTTCAATTTCCTGTGGTGTACATGGATACTCAGTAACTAAATTAAAAATATGTACTTCAACGTTCTTTAACTCTGGAAAGTCTAACGGAACTTCTTGTACTGGTGTTTTATTTGTTTCTTCACAAGTTACTACCTGCCTAGAAGCAAGTCTAGACTTAAGGTTTTCACAAAAATCTTCAGGACAGTCGCCTGCTAGTTTTACATTAAAACTGTAGATTTTTTTGCTCTCTGTTAAATATTCTCTGAACGTTTTCATATTAGTATTTATTCCTTTCCGCTTAATTTCTTCATTAGTTCGTTGCGATCTAACATAACATACCCTTGCCCATTAACAATGTTATGAGGATCATCTGGGTCATCTTTATCCATTTTAAGTTTTCTAAGCTGAAGATCTACTGCTTTAAGTTTTTTATCAATCTTAGCAGACTTAGCATCTACGGCATTTTTTAGCATGCCTCCAGCAACTTCAAAAATACGTCCACTGTATCGTACTTCTACATTCATACCAAGATCCATTAGATCATCGTATGCTTGTTCAGCTTTAGCTGCAAGTTTATCCAAATCATTTTCGTCTAGTGTATTTAATTCGGATATCTGAGGAAGTTCTTTAGTAATGTTGTTAATCGCAGCATAGCTATCATTAACACTTGCAATTTCATTATGCATTTCATCAGCGTCAATTGCTTTTATCTCCGGAGTTTCACTCACTTCGGCTTCCTCTTCCTGCTGTTCTTCTAGGTTAAATAGTTCTTCTAATTTCTTAGTCATGTAAGTACTTATCTTCTCTTGGTGCCTTGGTGAAAAATATCTTCTTCGGTTACTACTCTAAAACGTAGTTTCTTTTGTTTACACCATGCTACAGCAGCTTCCCATTTGGCTAAATTTAAAATATACTGTTCTTGATTGTATCTACTTTTGCCAACATTTTCACGTACTGATTGATTTTTTGGTTTTACTTCTATTACTTCTGCATGTTGCTTTCCGTTCTTATCTGCATATTGAATAAAAAAGTCTGGCACATATATAGTAGGTTTTCCCGTTAGTGGATTTCTATAAGGTATTTGTATTGCTTCACTTGCCCACTTAGCAACACCTGGATGTTCATCTAACATCCTCATAAACACAGTTTCCCAACTTGAACGAGCCATTGGAAGTTTAGTCCCAACATACTTTTCTTTGTTTTTCATTTCAAAACGGCCTTGAGCAAACTTAGCCATATTATGGACTCACATTGCGCTGTTTTGTAGTATCCTCTACTGGCTGTCGATATCCTAATGTAGATGTTGCAGGCCTATTGTTATTAAGTACTTCTCCGACTAACGCACTGATCTTTAGTGAGTCAAGCCCTGCAATACCATCAAGTACTTTTGAGATACTAATGTTTTCTAACTTGGCTTGTTTTAGTAGAGTAGTTGCAACAACTTGTGCTGCCGAATCTTCAAATCCTTTTTCTTTAAAGAATCCAATAGCAGTATCATAATCAACTGCATTATATTCTAGTGGAGTAGTACCGTAAACATCAAAGTATAACCTTGTACGTGCTGCACTATCTTGTATTTGCTTTGGTGGTAAATTAGTAGGCATGTTATGTTCCTATGTCGCCGCGTTTTCTCGCTACTGTTGTTTTATTCTTTGCATCGTTCTTAGGAAATACAGTTCCAGCAATTCCACTAATTGTATTTGAAATTTGATTTATACCTGCAGGGCTAGTTAAAATATTAAGAGCTTCACTTTTAAGTCCGTCTTTTGACAAGCCTCTAATATTTTTATATGTATTAACTGCGGCAATGGCTGTTCCTAAGAATCCTTGTGGACTACTAAATGCCGATCCGTTGCCAAGAGCTCCAAAAATTGATTCTAATCCATCAAGCACACCACCTTCGCCCGATAGTAATCCTGTTCCACCACCTGCAACTCCTAGTGGAGATGATTGGGTATCGTAGTGTAGATTAGTAAATCCTTTAGGTGATCCTTGTGAAACTGTACCTGCTGTATATTGTACTGCTTCATATTGTAGTGTCATTGAACTTGCTGCAGGCTCACTACCTTCAGCATAATCCATCTCACCGTGATCCCATTTTGTAATTTTAGGATTAATTAATGTGTATCCAATAAAACGTCTACGGCCCATTGTGTAGATAGTTACACTTTTAAAAAAGTCTACACTTGAGTTATTATCAAAACCATATGCATAGTTGTTTGTTTCTTTGCTTCGATAACGGTCTGCATCAAAAGCGCCTGTTGGCAAACTTCTATCTGCAACATAGTATCCATAATACAATGCCCACATAGCACTAATAACACCTTGATTATCGTCGTGCATTGAAAAGCTCACTGGATCATAAGTTATTTTTTTATATACATTATGTTTTTTGTTGTATTGATTTATTGTTTCAGTATCAAAACTAAACTTAGGAAGCCCTACATTTTTTACAAGTAGTCCGGTTTCTTCTGTATGTTTTTGTTTAAAGCTACCTGACTTTAGTGCAGTAGGATCAAATTCAAATCTAACATAATAGTTAAATTTAGTCCTAGGCGCAAGACGCATAGTATCGTCAATAAACAATCGTGTAGCATGAGTGTAGTTACCCATGATACCTTTAGGCTGAGTTAAGCCGGTTGCAAAATCTGATAAGAATCTAGTAAATTTGTTTGCCATACTATTATTTAGCCATAAAAAAAGCCCGGTTTATTTTCCGGGCTTTAAATATTGTTGTAACTGTTGAAGTTTTAGCCTTGGCCGCCACCTGCACCAGTAGTAGTTTCACCAAGTGTTCTACCAACCGCAGCACCAATTCCTGTGCCAACGCCTGTTTCACCTGCGCCCCATTGTACCATGTTGTCAAAGCGTATAGTTAATGCTACTTGCATTGCTTCGTTAGTACCGTAGTTTGCATCGCCGTAGTCTACGTTAGTTAGGAAACAACCATACATGTTTGATGTTTCTAATACGTTAACTCCGCCTTCACTAGCACCGTTACCACCGTCTAGTACTTCAATTTTAGTTGTAAATTTGTAATCAATACCTGATCTTGCAGATGCTTGTTCGACAAAGTCAAACTGTTTCTGTACCTGCTGTCCGACTAGTTTCTGTACAAACCCACTTGCATCGTCACGTAAGTTCAATGAAAGAGTTTCAAAGGTATACTTACCTGCTAGATACACACGTGAGTTGTAAACTTCTAGTGGCATTTCTTCAAAGCCTACTTTAGGTCTAGAAACATCTACAACTTGTTTTGTCAATTCAGTAGCTGCACTAACACCAAACCCTAAAAGTGTCACCCTAAAGCGATATTTTAGTTTTGGCATCAACAGTACTTGGTTTCCTGCGTCTGTTGGTACTCCAAAGTTGTTAAGTGATGTAATTGGCATTATATTTCTCCTGTGTTCTTGACACGCAACGGAATGTAAATAAATTCAATTGCCTTAATAGGTTCAATAGCAATATCAACATAAAGTTCATTCCTATCTACCCTTGACGGCGTATTATTGGATTCATCACATACAACTGCAAAGTCGTATAGAGCTCTTAGACCTACCAATTCAAGTAGTAAAGATTCAACTGCTTGTTTGATCTCGTCTCTTGTTATTTTATCGTTTGGCTCAAAGATATACGGTCTTGCAAGTTTGTTAAGTTGGCTACGTAAGTAAACAACTAAACGTGCTACATTAATTCTATCTAGTGCAGAAGCATTTCTAGCTCTAGTTTTCTGTCCGTAGTTAACAAGTCCTACACCATTAAAGAATGTAATTGGATTAATTTTCAATCCGTAAAGTGTATCTCTTTGTCCTTCGTTAAGTGCTACAGTTTGGAATTCACCTGTTGCTGCATCAATGTATCCTACTGATGTAGCGTTGCTAATTCCACCACGTCTTGTTCCTGCTGGAGCAAACCATGGAAACGATACTTGATCACTTAGTGCAATTGTTCTCATCATCATGTGTGAAGCTGGAACAACAGCGTTGGAACCACCTAAGTCAGTTGTAAATCCATTTGGATAAAACGCACCTAAGTATTCATCATAAGTTACAAGTCCATCGTCACTGTTATCAGTAACTAAGTTACTATTTGAACCGTATGTTAACAATGAAGTTGCATCACTTGCTAGTCTTAATGGTGTGTCACCAATAACAAACGCTGTTAAGCCTCTGTCAATATTAAGATTAACTAGGTTGCTCATTGTTTCTGTATAGCCTGGGCATGAAATTAAGTTAAAGTTTCTTGTTTCTTCGTCTCTAATTTCTGAGCTTGTGTCAATTACAGATTTAAGTGCTTGTACAACTACCATACGCTGTGCATGTCTACCAAATGATCCGCTACCATCTTCTTGGTTGCCTGATTGTGTAGACCATCTGTCTGTAGCATAGCCTGACATTGCTTCGTCACCAAAGCGTGTATTGTCAGCAGTTAGATCAACGTAGTTGTTGTTGTATTTCTTAACGTTTCCGCCACTTCTACGTAAGTTCCATAGCAACATACCTTTTGGATATAGTGCTGGATCTGGAGCATCTGGATCTACATAGTTATTAGTTAACAAGTCTAAAATAGTTGCTGCTGTGTTACCAGTAGCACCTGCTAGTCCATAACGTGCATCTCCAAATAGTACACCATTTTCTGTAGTTTGGTCTGTTTTATCAACAAGTACCCATGCTAGTGTATTTCCGTTCCAACGGTAAATTGTTGGAAAGTCTTCTAAACTAGCTGTTGAAATCCAAATATCACCATCTACAAGTGCTGTTCCGTCGCTTTGTCCTGTTGCTGCAAGTGGTTTTGTTGCAGAAACAATTGGTCCAGCTGGTGAACAATTAGCATACCCTGAGCTGTAATTTTGATAACCAACCCATGTTGTACCATTGTGAATCATTAAGTCAACGTCACTAAACTCTGGGTTATACCAAAGTTGTCCGTCTGCTGGTTCAGCTAATGGTGCTGTGCTAGTTGCTGAAAAACTATCAGCTGCTAGTGGTTTCCAGTTAGAAGCAATAAAGTCTTCAGCTGCGCCTGTTGGTGCTGCGTAGAAGTTAGCTGATCCTAATCCTGTGTTAATATTAAATGCAGTATATGAACTTGCAATCGGAGTATTAGTTCCGTCTGTAATTCTAAAGTCTCCACCAAGTTTGTGGAAAATTTGAATTTGGTTTGCAGAGTTAACTGAAGCTTCAATATTTGTAAAGCCTGCACTGTTAATAGCACCTGCTACCAAAGCTGCATCGTTTGCATTTGCTGCTGCTGTAAATGTAACTGTAACACCAGCATTTAATGTTGCAGAAGTTTTAATTCCTTCAGCAATTGTAAATGTGTTTGATCCTGCAGTAAACGTTGATGCTGTTACTGCTGCTGATGTAATAGTTGTGTTTCCTGTATTTGCTCTACGTAGTACTTTAAATGCAGCATCAATAGGAGTTGTATCGTATCCACTATTTTCTGTTGCGTTTGATTGTACATATAAACTATCAACTGGAATGTTAACACCGCCGCCTGCTCTATCTAAAGCAAAGATTGAAGATCCGTTGTTAGCATATATTGGAGCATTGTATGAAACCCATGCTAGAGTTGATGCATTCCACTTAGCTGCTCTCCAACGTGCGCCACTGTTAGGCTCAGTTGTTTTAATCCAAACACTTCCTGATGGACGTGAGTTTGTGTCGTCTGTTTTAAACTCAGGTACATTTGTGTGCGATGAAATTTGTAAAGCTGGTCCGTAGTATGTAGATTTTGCAATACCTAAATTTGTAAAGTTAACTGT